TCAGCCATCCCCCTCAAACAAGGAGATGAGGTCCAAATTCTTGCGGATGATATTTTGGTTCAAACTTGCTACATTGAAGAGTTTGCACTTGACGTGGATCCCGGGCAACACTTATTCACGGTTAACGGCAGAGGTATCCTATCCGATTTTATTGACAGCTCCGTTCAAAGCGAAAAGGAGTTTGTCGGCAGTGTGTCGTTGAAGACTATTGCAAGGAGTCTTTTGGATGCTTTGGGTTTCACAAAAGTCAGCGTAGTAAATCAAGCCGGAACTATAGAACCTTTTTCGGCCGATGACATAACGAGCGCGAATACAGCTCAGTCAAATTTTGACTTTTTAGAATCGTTTGCAAGAAAGAGACAAATCTACCTGACCGACGACCAGTATGGCAACTTGGTTTTCACCAGAGGTACAGGGACCAAAAGGTTATCCTCCCCACTTCTGAATAAAAGGAGATCCAACGACAACAACATCAAGTCCTCCAGTTTGTCCATCAATTATAGGGACCGGTATAATCGCTATTTGATAAAGAGCCAGCTGAACCCGACGTTTCTCCCGTCTTCGGCGACTCCCGATTTGGCAAGCGACCAGTCAGGTGAAGCAAAGGACAGCAAAATAAGAACGACCAGGGTGCTGGAAATAAATGCCGAAGAGAGTACCGACTCAACTACTGCCGGCGACAGAGCCAAATGGGAGGCCAATATTCGAAGAGCTAACTCATTTGCTTATAATGCTTCTGTTCAGGGATTTACGGTAGATGGAGATATTTGGAAACCTAACACATTGGTCAAGGTAGTAGATGACTATTGCTCTGTCAATTCATATTTACTGCTCAAATCGGTGGAGTTTGTATATGACTTGCAATCAGGTTCTGTTTCGAATCTTCTCTTTGTTCCGCCGGATGCTTACAAGCTTCAAGCGGAACAGAATCAAAGAGAAGCATCTTCAAGTGACTTAGGAGAGGACTTTTCTTAAATGTTGAAAATGATTAAAAGAGTCACACAGATGATCAAAATGGCCTATGTGTCTGCAGTAGGACCTGACACGAGTGCTTACCCGCAGGGACAGGCAAGCTATAATGGAAAGACAACCAATTTCTTGCGGCTGTCTCCATATGGTCTGTTCAGCAACCCTCCATCAAAGTCGGTTGTTCTTTTGTTGAGTTCACAGGCACAGGAGTCATTCAAATTTGGCATTTCAGATGACATGCTGAACCGCTTCAAGGGTCTGAAGGAGGGGGAGTGTGGATTGTACAATACCCTCACAAAAGCTTTCGTGCATCTGAAGGAGGACGGCACCATAGCAGTCTACTCCCCCAATAATGTCGAAGTCAACGCTGATGTTGATGTGAATGTAGTAGCAGCAGGAAATGTGAGTGTTCAGGCCGGAGTGGATGTTGATGTACAAGCGGGAGGGGACGTCAGTGTAGTGGCATCCGGAGATGTAAATATTACCGGAACAAACATTAACTTGACTGGCAATGTCGCTGTGACCGGGACCCTGCAGACAACTGGTTTGACAACTTTGGACGATGCGAACATAAATGGAATTCTGTACAGCACACATCGTCACAATGGAGTACAGACAGGCAGCGGAAATACAGGAGGACCATTATAATGACTGACGTAAAGCTTGTGCAGGATGATTTCGGAGTCTTTGATATTTCGGTTGCGGACGGCCAAATAGAAATAGAGGATGGGTTTGAAACAGCAATATGGATCTCCTTATTTACAGATGCAAGAGCTCCTGAAAGTTTGGTTCCCCTCCCACAATGGAGAAGGGGATGGCCAGGCAACATCGTTTCACCAGTGGAAGGAAGAGATCTTGGAGGACTCTTATGGTTGATAGACCAAAGACGACTCACACAAAGAACGCTCAACGAAGCCATAGACTATTCCCGGAAATCGTTGCTTTGGTTTTTAGAGGATGGTTTGGTGCGGGACATTTTAGTTAATGGACAAATAATAGCGGGGAACGGAATTCAGATTTCAGTTACTCTGCAAACAAAACAAGGCAAGACAGAAACTTATTATATCAAAACGTGGGAGGTAACTGATGGCAATTGAATTCCCAACATTTCAACAGATAGTAAATAGGAGTAGAAGCGACATTGCCAAGCAGCTCCCGGAAGTGGACCCCACTGTATTCGGTTCCTTCGCCAGAGCCTTTGCAGATTCTCAAAGTGGGAGAGCTTATGATATTGTGTTGCTCCTGCAGCAATTGGTCAAGCAAGTGTTTCCTCAAACAGCCGATGGAGAATTTCTTGAGCTGTGGGCGGAGTATGAGGGTCTAACGCGCATTGCTGCTTCTGTTGCCTCCGGCAATGTCGTTTTTTCTGGAACTGCTGCAACAGTCATTCCAATAGATACACTGGTAGCATCTGCAGCCGGAGATCAATATAAGACGAAAGCAGAGGCCACCATTGAAGCAACTTCGGTATCCATTTCCAGTCTGACAAGGTCAGGGGATATTGTGACAGCAGTTACGACGAGCGACCACAAACTTGCATCAAATATCTCCGCGATAATAGCAGGTGCCAATGAAACCGATTACAATGGCACTTTTACCATTACCGTGACAGATACCGATGAGTTCACCTACAACATTTCTGCAACACCCTCATCTCCTGCAACCGGAACAATTACCGCTTCCCATACCGGAGCAAGCGTTAATGTAGAATCTTTAGATGCAGGCAGTGAGCAGAGCCTTGATGCTGGTGCGAAGTTAACCTTAGTCTCCCCGATAACAGGAGTGGATGCAAGTGCTTATGTAGACTTTTCGACTGTGAGTGGTGGCGCGGATATCGAAACGGACGCTTCTCTCCTTGCAAGGGTTCTTCAATCAAGGGCAAATCCGGTTGCTAATTTTAATGAGGCGGCAATTACGAAAGAAGCCCTCAAGGTAGCAGGAGTGACCAGGGTAAAAGTCAAAAGGATCACGCCTGATATAGGAGACGTGACGATTCTTTTTGTACGTGACGATGACACAAATATTATCCCCGATGCAGGAGAGGTGACTGCGGTGTTTGATGCCATATATGCTATTTCTCCTGTCAACACACCAGCATCAAGCGTGATTGTGACGGCTCCGACTCCAGTGACAACTGATTTCACATTCACGGCCATAAGCCCCGACACCTCCACCATGCGAAGTGCTATAACAAATACTCTTGAAGCTTTTTATCGAGACTCAGTGACCTTTGAAACTGACATCACCGAAGATAAGTACAGGTCGGCAATAATTGACACGATCGATCCAACAACAGGAGATGAATTATTGTCATTCACGCTTTCGTCTCCTTCTGGCGATATCACTGTCAGCACTGACGAAATAGGCATATTAGGAGATATTATATTCCCATGAGCCATGACATTGTGAAGAGAGATTTGTTTAAGGTTCTATCGGTCGATCAGAACGCTGGTTTTCTTTCCCAGCATTTTCCGATAGGTAGACTGTGGGCAAAGGTCAGAGACTACGATTCCAATATCGGCAAGCTTATCCTTGGTCTTGCAGTTGAATATTACCGCTTGGGTTTATTGGTTGAAAAAGTCTCTGATGAAATAGACCTTAATAAAACCACATCCCTCCTCGAAGAATGGGAAAAAAGTGTTGGCATTCCAGATGGCTGTTTCTCGAATACTGGAAGTGACGCAACCAGAAGGAGGAACATAAAATTATTGTTCTCCAATTTTCAAGGAGTCCAGACCAAGGAAGATTTTATCAGAGTTGCTGAAGTATTTGGATTCACAATTACAATAAAAAATGGAATTGACGCTGGAGGATTTCCGCTTAACTTTCCGATAACTAATTTCAGCACAGAGAAAGCAGCTCAGTTCACAGTGGTTGTGACCACTTCTATTGATACAGAAGATGACTTTTTCCCTCTGCCTTTCCCTCTGCCATTTAGTTCCGGAGGGACCACATTGTTGAAATGCATTTTCGAAATGTTGGTACAAGCTAATGTGAATGTAATTATCCTCAACGCATAAATACAAGACATAAGGAGAACAAACCATGAGAAACATTTCTTTGAAAGCGGACAATGTGGGGGACACTCTTCCGGCTGGAGACTTCAATGCAAATATGAGGAACGAGCTTCAGAATGCAGTGGAAAGTGCTGACTTTACTCTCGACTCCGAAGGTGGTCCAGACACGAACGTCAACATGCTGGCACAGACTATGGCTGATTATGCGAATGCTGGTTGGTTTTACCAAGACTCAGGATCGGCGAATAGTTATGTACTTTCCAGGACAACAAACCTCAAAAGCGTCCAGAAGTATTTTGATGGTATGATTGTGGCGTTTCAAGTAGGGAACACAAATACGGGAGCATCCACAATCAATGTTGACACCATAGGTTCAAAGAGTCTTACACTGCAAGATGGGACCGCTTTGTCAGCGGGAGCCTTACTCGCCGGAGTGTATGCTATTGCTCGTTACAATTCATCCGATGACAGATTCGAACTCCTCCATGTCAATGCAACCACTGGACTTTATTATGATGATTCGGGTTCGGCTGATGATTATGTATTAACGGTGACTTCCGGATTCAAAAGACACCAATCATATTTTGATGGCATGACTGTCATTTTCAAACCTGCAAACACCAATACGGGAGCATCGACAGTTAATGTTGATTCTCTTGGAGATAAGGACATAACATTGCAGGACGGAACCGCTCTTTCTGCTGGAGATATTGTGGCAGAGAACTATGTGGTTGCTCGATATGATAGTGGAAACGACCGATTTGAGATCGTTTTGTCAAATACAATTGTAGTGGCAAACTACCCTCCAAATTACTTGACAGGCTTGACTCTTTCGATTGGAACAGACACCGACCATGATATTGATATAGCAGAGGGGTCATTTACAGAACTTTCAGATACCGATGGTTTCACCTTATCCTCTGTGTTAACAAAACAAATTGATGCCAATTGGGCTGAAGGGGATGATGCTGGTGGATTTCCAAGTGGATTGACTTTGTCTCCTAATACTTGGTATCAAGTGTTTGTCATTGCTAAAACAGATGGGACAGTAGATGCTGGCTTTGATACTTCGCTTAGTGCTGTTAATTTACTTGCTGATGCGACGAGCTACACAAAATATCGTCGCATTGGATCTGTTTTAACGGATGGTAGCCAGAATATCATTCCGTTTATTCAAATTAGAGATGAATTCACATGGTCAGTTCCAGTGAATGATTATAATAACAATAACCCAGGAACATCTGCCCTCCCATTACCATTAACTACACCTGAAAATATTAATGCTTTTGCGTATTGTTCATTCACAATAACAAATAATACAAGCGCAACATCGACATCAGCACTTTTTACTGATAAAGATATCACTGATAGTGCTCCATCATTGACATTGTGTGATTTATATGTAGATGGTGATGGTAATGCTGGAGCATCAGGATCAATAGTAAAACATGTAAAAACTGATTTATCATCACAAATTAGAGCACGACTAAGTTTCTCTGATTCAAATTTCACATTGGTTATAACTACTTTAGGTTGGCGAGATCTCAGAGGAAAATAATAGAAGTGAAGAATGTCAATTCTATAATTGAAAGACGAAATCATGGAAGAGCATGAAAGCAAAAGATCCTTGGTTGAGTCTCCTGGTTATCAGGGACCAGAGAGGCGCGACAGGCTTATAATTGGACCATGCGAGTGCCACCTGAAACATACTCGCATATTGCAAGAACACGATGAAGAAATAAAAAATATCAAAGAGCACAGTCTAGCAAGGGATAAGTACATAGATGATAGAACGGAGAGACAGCATTTTAATATGTGGGAGGGAATCAAGAAAAAAGTCTCCAACAAACTCTTCTACCTTTACATCTCTGTTTACTCAGGTCTTTTTATATTGGGCATCGTTTCCGTCTATACTGGCATGCATAACAATGCTTTAGCTTTTAAGGAAGAATTGACAAAGGTAAGAGTCATTCAGGCGGAGATAAAAACCGGATTGGAGGCCAGCTCAAAAATGACGGACCAAAGAATAGGGGACCTAAAAGAGGACATCAAGGACCTTAGAAAAGACTTAAAGAAGAGATAGGAGGGGCGATTGTCATGGGGATTTCAGTGGGAGACATATTGGCCAAAGTAACAGGCAGGGCGGTTTCCTCAACCGTCTCCTCAGTCGGCAATGTTTTAGATAATCTTTTTACTTCTGATGAAGAAAGACTTGAGGCGGAGAGGCTCGCAAAGGAGATAGAGCAAAGACCGCTTGAGGCTCAATGGAAAACAAACTTAGCTGAAGCACAGCATAGAAGTGTCTTTGTTGCAGGATGGCGTCCGGCCATTGGATGGGTCTGTGCCCTCAGTTTGGCCTCCTATTACATTCCTCAATATGTGTTAGGGAGTGTGATATGGGCAATGGACTGTTGGAGCTCACATACGCTCAAGCCTTATCCTTTGGAGATAAACGGTTTGATGGGTTTGGTTACTTCACTCCTTGGAATGGGAGCATTACGGACCATTGAGAAATTCGGAAAGGTGGCTGCAAAATGACGGTATATAAATTCGGCAAAACGTCAACGGAGAAACTTGAGGGAGCCGACCCCCGGTTGCAATTGGTGATGAGGGGAGCTCTTGCTACTGGACTCATCGACATATCTATTCTGCAAAGTATTCGAACAAGAGAAAAGCAAGATGAGTACTTCAATGCAAAGAAATCAAAAGTACAATGGCCGAACAGCAAGCATAACATAAAGGAACCCGGACAAAAGAGCAGAGCGGTAGATGCCGCTCCCTATGTCAACGGTGCTCCTTCATACAATTACAATCATTGCTGTTTTCTGGCTGGTATTGTAATGGCCGTCGGGAAAGCTCTTGGATACCGGATTCGATGGGGAGGAAATTGGGACATGGATGGCGAACCAGTTACCGACCAGGATTTTCAAGACCTTGTGCATTTTGAAATATTAGATTAGAAGAGGTTTGGCGACTGGTAGTACTGCTCCTCCTAAAGCAGGTCGCCTCGTGGGTCGGGAGGGTTTCATGGTGTTTACCTCCCGACCCACATCTTTTTTAGAGTCTTGCCCTCAGAACGATTGACTTTGTGGCCACATCTTCGAACCTCTCCAATTTAGCAGTAGGTCCTCCGGCGAACTGCAGACCATCCTTGCCAATCATTAGAGTGTGGTTCTCACACTGGTAAGCAGCAGCAAACATCAGAGAGGTTGCCGAATTCAAAGCACCACGCATATTTTCATTCTCCTGCTTCAGGGAGTAGCAAGTCTCAGCGAGGTCTTTGACAATCCTTTTTAATGTCTCTACTGTTGTCCCGGAAAACAATTGGTCCAGGACCTCTTGTTGAGGAGCTCCTTTTTTCAGCATACCTAATACTTTGCTGACCTCCGCTCCATCTCCAATCCGTAAGATCTTTTCACTCATTTCTAATCCTCCCTTTCGATTGTTTGCACTCTTGTCTTCCCGTTTTCGATTGTTATGTCAAACACTCTGTCGGCCGCTTTTGTAAGACTTGGCACGTGATTGGTCATCACGATTTGAATTCCCATTTCATGGCTCAACCGATAAAGCATCTCGGCTCCTCTCTTGGGATAGTCATTGCCTTTCAACCAGACCAAAGGCTCATCTAGAAAAAGAGTATTGCACACATTTTTATTGTTTCGCATCCTCAATGCATGTGTGGTAAAGAGCAAAGAAAGGCCAGCTATGTCCCTCGCTCCAAATCCGGAAGAAAAGGATGGATCAAGGTAATGGCCTTTCCTCTCAAAGAACATATCAACTTCTATCTTATCCCTGCGTGGGACGAACTCCACCTCAAACCCATAAGGGTCTTTGACGAACACAGCAGATTGAGAAGCGGAAACGATATCGGATAAATTGGTTTTTATTTCCGATTGTGTTTTCTCCGCAACATATTGGATCACACCCAATGCGTTTTGACTGGCCTTCAACTGCAGGCCAGCTTTGCGCATTCTTTGTCTGGTCAGCTTTATGTTATGTTGGATCTGTTCGGCTCGTCCTTTTCTCTTGGTGAGTTCTTCCCGGATCCTTTTTATTTCCTCATATGTCGTATGTTTGTCGAAACCCATCGATTTTCTTCTCCATCAGATTTTCAACATCTTTTCTTTTGTTGCGCAAGGATTTGATTTTTATCCTGGCCTCTTTCTTACTTTTGCAACCAAGCTTTGCAAGTTGTGAGAGGATTTGTTTTCTTCTTCCCTTTCCCTGCTCAACCCTTTTTTCCTGCCTTTCTATTTTCTCCTTCAGAATAGAAAGCTGACGAGCCGTGACTGCCATTTCAATCCTCCATAGCTGCTATTATCATTTCCTTTGTTCTCTTGTCGATTTTGTTTTTATTGGCTCTTAGATGCCTTTGCATGTTTACTCTAAAGTCGATGTCTATTTTGACATTGGTTTTCAGCTTATCAATAAAATTGGCGACCCGGTCCTCCCTCTCCTCTTTTTCTTGGATATGCTTTCTGGTCACTGCCTTTTCGTCATACTGCAAATAATATGGTTCGACTGTATTTGTTTTCGCATACCATAAATAGACTCTCGGTCTGTGCGTTTCAGAGGACCTCTGCCTTGTAAGGCTCCCGGGGTTGACAAGAAGCTGCCGACCCTTTTTGTGTATGAAGGGTTTATGGTTGTCTCCCGTCAGTATTAAATCGTAACCTGCAAGCTTTCTCATTAAAGTCTCACAACCCAAATTCGCTCCCGGGAATGGTCGCCTGCCTTTGTAGGTTAAGACGTGAGCAATCGCCGCTCCTTTGATCTCACCGGATTTGTAAGGCTTACCATCCCCTCCCATCCTCATCTGCAGTTCTATACCGTATGGGAACCCAAAGGCACGAAATTTTAAATTGACATAGTCCTCCATATTCCCGATCAGATTGAATACTTTGCCCTCGCAAGTTTTTATCCTGCGTGCCTCAACCATTGTCTGATAGACAGACTGATCAATGTTGTTTATGTCATGGGAAGGCATTTCATGGTTGCCTGGGATGGCGAACATCTCTTCCGGGAAGACTCTCATTGCTCTTGTGACAAGGTTTGCGACTTTGGCTTTGTCCACATCCCCATACCACTTATGGAAAACATCTCCTCCATGCAATATTGGACATCCGAATTTTTCTTGCAGCCTCACCACTTGTCCGATTTTGTGGTCCTGGGTCTGCAAGAAGTCATCTTCTCTGCATACTGGTACTGACAGCCTGTAATGCCAGTCTGAGCTCAAAATAGCATCTGGAGTTTGTACTCCTTTAGTCCTCATTTAGATACCTCACACAATCGTCATATGCTTCTTCAAAACCGTCACCGACTCTGTTATGGAGGAGTCCTATTCGAAGTGCCACAGTCAACTCATTATAGCAATCGTAACAGAAAGCCATTCCGCTTCTCTTTGATTGTTCGCATTGACATTCCTCCGACTGCAACAAGTCAACATAAAAAGATTTGTCGTTTGGCATGGTGACTCCTACTTCCCACAGAGGGGACATCTTTTTGGCATTAGTTTATCAAGCTTTATGCGGAGACCTTTCAAATCGCTCTCGGCCGTTTCTTGCTGGTGTTCGATTGTTTGTAAATCATGTAGGAGGTCTTCGATTTCTGATTCCTCCTCTTCTATCTCTTCCGCTTGTTTGAACAATAGGAGCATTTCTTCGATTTGTTTTTTCTGAGCAGCCAAGTCCATTTTTGACAGTTCGGCTATTTCGCTTTCGATATCGTCAAGTGAGTAGAGCAAGGACAGGATTTGTTGGATTTCTTTTTCAATTGCTTTATGCTGCTCCGCCATACGTTCCAGCGAAGAGACCTCCACTTCCATATCTTCAATGTCCGCATAGCTTTCAAGTTCTTCCTTGTATAACTTTAGAGCTTCCCTCTGTGTCTCGGACATGGAGTTGAAGTGTTTGACAAATCCCTTTGCTTTTTTCGTGGCCGAGTCAATTATACTCAGGTTTGTGATTTCGTTTAGGTAAGAGGCTCTTTCACCCGGAGACCACGAGAGCATAAAATGGGGCTGTCCCTGCACCAGAAAATTGTTCCTGGTAATACCGAGAACACTCTGCACCTCTTCCTTGTCTGTTTTTCTCCCATTGATTTTCAGGACATTTTGGGAGCCTTTTATTTTTGATATTGACAGCGTTTCGGTGTCAAGGTAGATCCCTCCGTCCTTCGCCCAATAGGAGACGTATCCTTTTCCGAGTGGTCTGTCGAACGCGAGGAGATACATGCATTTGATAATGGTGCTTTTGCCAACATCAGAGGGACCGGTGATCATGTTTACTCCCGGATGCAGCTCGAGGACGGTGTCCTCGTGGCTCTCAATGTTTTTGATCCTTATGCGTTTCGTAATCATGGTCCGTAAATCCTCATCCATGCTTCAGTAAAATAGCCTGTATAGTAATGCTCCAAATCATCGAGAGAAATGTATTCATTTGCCAATTGATTTATCTGAGCGTTTATTATGACTCCTGGAACTATGATGGCTTGTCCTAATTTATAGTTCCAGCAGAGGACCTTTTCTTCGGTGTTAGGAGGCATCCTTTTGGTATATGGGATCCACAGACTCTTGAAGATTTCTCTTCTTGTCTTCGGTTTCCCTTGCTTCCCATTAAATTTAGTCCTTGGCATTGGCCACCTCAAAACGGGATGTCGTCGATTTTCTGTGCAAGCCTCTCGGCTTCTTCGGAGTATGGGTTTGGTTTGTCATCAAACTTCTCCGAAGAGACGTGGGACATGATTTCGCTGAATATGTGGAAGGTGTGCATATACCAGTCAATAAATTTTTTATTCTCTTCGCTGTCTCTGCTTGGATACCATTTTATCTGCGACATTCTTTTAAGCTGGCGAACAACAAACTTGGCAGATTTCTCTGTTTCAGTTCTCCCTAACATCATGCCGCTCGGCAGGTGCACAATAGAAAACCCTGGATCGTTGAAGCAGTTATGGTATCCGAAGTCCCCAAGGTAATGGCATATGATTCCTTTGTACTCCCAATCATCAGGTCTGTCGTAGAACACTATGATTTCATATTTTTTAGACTTGAAGACGCTTGGAGAAAAATTATAGTTCCCCATCATCTTCCGGTAATGTTTTGTGGCAGTCCTCCTTTTAGCTCTGTCCTTTGCCTTTGATGCCATCGAAGACTTTTTCTTTTCCGGAGCATCAATTGGACCAGCACCTCCATGTCCCTTTTTGCAGACGTCTCCTGATGGGCTCTGGTATTGCTGGCCTCCACACATACTGCAAAACTTGCCTTTTGCTATCGTCCTTGTTCGCATGGCTTCAACCTTATATGGTGTGTTTTTTGTTGTACTCCAGAACTCGGTTGCAGACATCAAGGTGTTTGCCTTGCAATGCAATTCCGGAGTAGATAGAAAAGGCCATTTTAGCAAGGACAAAGGCATCCGCGATGTCGTTTGAATTGGTGTCAAAGCCCCATTTCTTATATACTTCTTTTATCACCAACTCCTTTTTGCAGTTGCCTTTACCCACTGCGAACATTTTTAAATGTTGAATACTGCACAGCTTGATATTCTCCGCAGGTACTTTTTGATCGAATAGAAGCTTATACTTCAGTATTCCGGTGCACTCTGCTATTTTGTTGGTCTGGCCTCTTGCAGCCGGAGCATAGTCCTCTATCAGAATCATAGTGTTCATTGGTCTCTTTATTCCAAGAGCGAGACAGACCGAATCTGCAAGGGTGTCATAATAGCAGATATCCGATGAATGCAACACCTTCAATCTTTTTTTCGACGTCCACGTCCTCAACAAGTCTCCATCTTTATTAAGGACACACACTCCAGGACTCGAAGTACTCATGTCAATGCCGATGTATTTGGTAAACATCATTCCTCCTAATATTTCGGCTTGCGGCCTAATCGGATCTCCTCTTCAATGGAGTTCCACAGTTTGCCGACACACCTTTTCAGCTTGTCCTCCAAATTCTTTTTCTCGATCAATTCAACAAGCTTTTGTTTAGTCCCGGAGATTTTAAGCTCCTTGGCTTCGATGGTGTTCTTTTTCTTCTTCCATCCTCCATTGTCTACCATAAAGTTAATGCAGCTCGTAATGTCATCGACACCGTAGTCATAGAAAATACAGAAGGAGATTTCTCTAACTTTGCCAGTCAGTTTATTCTTTGACACCTTTGCCATGACATTGTGGCCGATGACTTTTTTGTATTTGCTGTTCTTTATGGCCTTCAGATTAACGAGCCATATTTCGTGCGTTGCATAAAACTTCAATGCCCTGCCACCGGACCGCGTCGTTTTTTGAGGAGACATGGGATTTATGTTGTCCCGCGTTTGGGAAACAATAATCAATATCGAATTGCTGCGTTCTACTTTATCAACAATGCTCCTCAAAATCTCAGACGATTTGCGTGGCTTAGAAAGTCCATAGGAACCCTTCGTATCCTTATTACCTTTCTTTCTGGCCTTGCGCATCTCCTCGACTTTGCATTGGTCCTGTTCGGAGTCGATGGCGTCAAAGCTGTCAAGGATGTAAATAAATGGCCTCTCGTCATCCAGTGCGTCCATAATATTGCAATGGAAGTCTTCGATGGTGTGGCTCGGTGTGGGGTCCTCCTCTCCATCGTCATATGTCGTATAGCTCGGAGGTTCTATCCTGTCAGCTGTCTCTTTACCAAAAAGGTACTCCTCATCAAACGAATTCGCGTTTTCCGCATCGTCGTAGATGAATCGGTAGTCATCGAATTCCTCCATCTTATTTGCGTCGGCAAATAGGGAGAAGGCTATGATTGACTTCCCGCTCGAACTGTCTCCAATCAAGTTGACCATTCTACCGCATGCTGCGCCGCCGAACGGGTCATCGCTCATTGCAAGGTTAAGCAGAGTCGATGGAGTTGGAGCGAGTAGAAGATCCTGCCGGACCTCCGATTTTTTCTTCCTCGCCGCTCTTCTTTCCATTTGCTTTGCCACTGACTTTTTCTGGTTGAATTTTGTCCTGGCCACTGATGAACCTCCTAAAAGCTTCGCGTTTAATTATCCATTTGCCTCCCGGACCTCCCAACTGATAGCCAAGTTTATACCGCATGGCATATTTGATAACAGTAGGTCTGGAGACGTCCACTCCGAGTTCTTTTGCATATGCAACAGCTTCAGGGACTGTCATTTTCGTCTTAGCTGGCATAGGTCACTTCCCTCCTATGTCAAGTTGTTGTAGAGTGCTTGAGCTGACTTTATTTCCTGTGGACTCAGCTCTTCGCACTTATCCTCGAATTGGTGCATGAGTTCAAGGTAGTTAGCAAGATAGGTTACCTCCGACTCTTCGAATTCAATTATTATTCTCTTTTTCATCAGAATTTCTCCTATGTCAAATGGGGCTCTTTTTAGGAGCCCCATCCGAGGTCATTAATTATTTGGATTTGTCATAGGTATCTTGGCATTTCTCCCAACACTCACAGTCTTCGCATTCGTCCGTTTCGTTGGTATCTTTGCCAAACTTATGGCCGTGAGGACAGTCGGTGCATTCTCCTTCATCACCATCGTCCTCTTCTCCGCCTCCTTGTTCCTGGCGGATAGCCTCCCGGATGTCGTCATCGCTCATGCTCTTGAATACCTTTACACTGAGCTTCTCCGACTTGATGTGGGATTTCAACTGCGCCCGGTCCATTTCGTCGAGGCCATCATCCTCTTCTTCCTCTTCCTCCTCTTCGGGTTCTTCTTCTTCACCCTGTTGCTCGCGGATGGCCTCCCGGATGTCGTCGTCACTCATACTTTTCAGCACTTTGACGTCAATTCCCTCAGACTTGATGTGAGC